GAAGAAACAAACTTGCGTTGGGTTGAACAAGCCTAATCCAAGAACAAGGGGTGTGTGAAAGCACACCTCTTTTTAACCTAAACTAACAATTATGTTTTTAGAAGATGCACAAGATGCTTGGAATTTATATAGTATAAGTCCTGAGCTAACATGTACCTGTGATGAAGTACATACATGTCAACAATGCTATGAAGAATGGCAAGAAGAAAAGAAACTTAGACTTCAAAGACTTGAAGATGCTTTAAAAAAAAGTAATAATAAGAGTGTGTAACAGCACTCTTTGTTTTTTTAACTAAGAACAAAGCAAAGCATTGTAGTTACCAACTAATATGTGCAGTTACTAACTACTATCTCTTCTTTTTCTTTAATTGTTACACATTATTGTGGTAAAATAATAAAATATGTGTGTGTCACACTAAAGATGAGGTCTTATAACCCACAAAAACCCACTTATTACCACCACTAAAAAACTAAAGGTACGTATAATTATATATATAGCTAACACAAGTATAACTAGAGAGATGAGTCAAGCAATACCACTTACTATTCTGAAATAGTGTAAGCCATAGGATAAGCACTCTAGTTATTAGTGTTAGTTTGTCTCTTCCTCTATAGGATAATAGGCATAGTACCCGCAATATTGCAAATAATCATTTAATAAAACAAGTATGAAAATCAAAGTAAATAATCCAGAACAATTCGTTACATGGGGTAATGCTATAGGCATTGTCTTATATAGCAGAGAACAAGACTTATTCGTTAACTTCTTTACAGGAGATATGGAACATAGTCGTGTAGAACGTGAACAGTTAGGTTCTCCATCGTTAGTAGATCTCTTAATAGAATTAGAGAATAACCCGGAACTTAGGTTCGTAGCAAAACAAAATCAATTAATAACAGTGACTGAACAACATACAATAGACTTTCTTGCGTATGCAAACAGTTACAACTAAATCCACTTAATTATGAAAAAGAAAATCATTTATTTAATGCTCTTTATGTTTATAGGAGCACCACTATTACAGTCTTGTGGTTCAACCAGAAGCTGTAAATCGTCAAAGTATAAAAAATCTATGTACCAAAAGAAATGTTGGAACGCAAAGAAACAAAAATATACAAGATGTTAAGATCATTAGTAATATTCCTGTTTGCAATATCATTTATGAGTTGTGAGCAGGAGCCTCTAATGGAGGTACAAAGTAATCCAGATGAATATAAGTTATTCTCTCAAGTATATGCACCAACAACAGACACTACAAGATATTTATATATGTTGTATAAGTCAGAAGATAATGGTGTATCTGCAGAAGATAAACTTATAGTAGCTTGGTCAAATTATGTAGTATATGCTACATCGTTTAATATGCCAATTACAGGAGAACAATTTATGAATTATGCAAGTGCATATTATGATGGTGACGCTAATACACTCAACAGCTTTGCTGATGCGTTTGTTATATCAACATTACAATATGCTACTAATCAACAAAGAACAACATATCAAGTAGATAATACTTGGAATAAGTTCTTAATACCATATGACATAAATATGTTTATAGATGCAGGAGATGAAGTAAATATTATTAACTAAAATTTTAAACAAGATGAAACACTTAGTCAAAAAATTCATTAAACTATTGTACGTAGTAATTGTACCAATACTTGGTATAGTTAGTTCAGCATTATATTTTAATGAATATGGATCAGGATATATGCCTGTAACCATTATTATAGTATCAATGTCAATATTTTGTATTTTAAATGCAGTATTTTTTACTGTATTTATGGATAAGGTGATATTATTACCTAAAATAGATGCAAGATTTGAATCAATAATTGGATTAGGAGTAGCTTGGCAAAAAACTTCTTTGATGATAGTATTACCATTTACTACAATAGAAGTAAAATGGAAAAAATAAATATTAATAATAGGAACCTTACATAAAAAGTGAGGTTCCTATATAACACCACTTAATTATGAAAGATATAAAGTATAGTAAAAACGTATTAAAATTACAATTGATAGTATTAGCAATGTTATTATTTGTACTTGGAGTAAGTGCACAAAGCACATACAAAGGAAAAAAAATGAATCATGAGTCAATCTCATCTGTATTTACAGTACCAGGTGGCTATGAAAGAAACAATATGGATGCATACTCTGAATGGTTGATAGCTCACCCATTAAAAGAGAAATCAGAAGTTGAATATTATAATGGAAACATTAAGCATAATAATTTTATTTATGCGGCAGTATTTGATTATGAAATAGGCACAAGAGATTTACATCACTGTGCTGATGCAGCTATATATCTTAGAGCATCGTATAACTATTCAAGCGGTTTCTTAGATAGATTACAATTTACATTTACAAATGGTTATAGAACTTCTTATATAGATTATCTTAAGGGAGCTAATCCAACACCAATTAATGCTGGTCGTGATATAGTAACTAAACAAGGTAAAAGCCGTAAAGATAATTGTAAAACATTTAGAAAATGGTTGGATCTTGTATGGAGTTATGCCGGAACATATTCAATAGAACAGTATGATACTGAATCAGTAAGTTATTGGGATATGCAACCGGGTGATGTGTTTGTAACTGGAGGATTTCCAGGACATGCTATTACCGTAGTAGATATGGCAGTAAATAAAGCAGGACATAAAATATATATGTTAGCTCAAAGTTATATGCCAGCACAAGAACAACACATATTATTAAATCCACTGACTTTAGATGTTTGGTATTCTATGGATGATATGAATTATATCAATACACCAGAATATACATTTGAACCATCAGATTTACGTAGATTTATATTATAAAACGTTACGTGTAACGTACTAACAGTACCAGTAATTATATATCATATAATTAAAAGTACTACAATAGGTCCAAAAAGATTGATTAATGGTTAAGTGGACCATCAATTAGACAGACACCCTTTCTTTTCTCATACTTGTTAGGAAGGGACTGTCTAATTATTTATAACTAAAAAATTAAAAAATATGTCAAATACACTAAGCATTAGAAAAGAAAGCTTAATAAACATTGTATCAACTATATTATCAAATAAAGGTGTACATGAACCTTTAAACTTTGATCATATCAAAAATATTATACTTAATAATATGTCTGATAGTACTTTAGAAAATGTAGTAGAACTTATGTTAACTAAAGAACATTATGAATTAGTATATCCTAATGATTTAGTAAAAGTAAGGCCACCAAGTTATCATGAAGGCAGTAAATATGAAAAAGATATACTGAAAGATATGGGCTTACTACCTGAAGATAATATGGTTTATGCAAAAGTAATATCAGATAATAGCTGGTCAACAAATAATAAGTATAATCCTTTATATAGTCAGTTAAAGATAGAATATCTATATCATGATGAAAACCGTAACCTTACATTCATTGAAGATACTACTAGTCCTTTTGAATTAAAAAAATTAAAAACAAGAGAGCTAAATAAATTAGTTAAATCAATGGAAAACCAATTAAAAAATAAAAAAGATGCCAAAATTATCAATGGAACTGATCAGATCACACTATAACCAATGGAAAAAGAAAGAATCAATTAATTCTACATTTGGTTATACAATGAATGAAATGTATAAACTTAATGATATTGAGTTAGCAAAAGAAAAAGATGATAATATAGCTCTTTTAAGATTATTAAAAGATCATGTATACAAAGAAAAATAGATTTGGTATAGTAAACCGTGAGGTAATAACAGATCCTAATTTATCAATTGGTGCTAAAACATTATATAGCGTGTTATGTTGCTATGCAAATAAAAACAGAACATGTTTTCCATCAATAAGTACATTAGCTGATGACACTGGCTCAAGTCAATCAAGCATAGACAGATGGATAAAAGAGCTTAAAACATATAAATACGTAAAAAGAATTGGTAGAAAGCTAATAATTAAATAACACCGTTAGCTATATTAATGCTTTTTATTTTATAATCTGAGTTTAATATATATTATATTATGTGAGTCAATAGAAGTAAATAGTTATCTTTATAAAATATTAATAAAAAGATGATTATACAACTTCCAAATGGACGCATAATAGAGTGCTCATTAGAACAATACTTATCATTAACAGATGATGAGTATAAAGATCTTAATGGCCTTAGCTCAGCATATACAAAGGAAGTGGGTAACCCGTTTTACAATAGCTTTTCAAAATCATTACCTCCTGAGATACAGGAAGAGTTTATTCAAGAGAATGAACCAAGATTAGATGAAATTGATGCTTATGAAAAACTAGATGACCCGTATTTTCACTCTGATGATAGTTAATCATCACTCAATTATTTATTAATTCACTAAATTTTATTAAAAATGCAAAACAAAGTCAACATTGTGGCTGATGATATGGGTAATATCATCCGTCAATCAAGTAAAAACGCAGAATTCGGTCACATTAGATTAGAACAACAAAGAGTAGTTTTTGGAAATACCGGATGGGTTAAAAGTTCAAATAGATCAACATTATTACATGGTAAAATGGATGATTTACAGAATTTACAACTAAACGTTAACACACCACTTACTGGTAAGATAATTGTAAAAGAATCTCTTACACCATTTAGTAACAATGATCCAGATAGAGATCTAAAAATGGCTGGAGAAACAGGAATTATCTGTGCAGTAGAAGGTGAACCTATTTATAGGAAAACATTCTTTGTAGCTGATGCTACAGCTGAGGATGTATTAATTGCTCATACTAATGGAGATGCAATCCGTGAAGCCAATGGTATGAATACTAATGCAGTTAAAACTACAGTAACTCCCGCTGAAGCATTTGGTTTAGAAGGAGATGATGATGCAAATGATCAAGAAGTAATAGATGAAGAAGTAGTAAGTGAAGTAAAAGAAACAGAAGATGTTCTTGAAGAAGAAACATTTGAACTATAAACGTTAGTTTTCTAAGAAATGAAAGGGAGTAGTAAGTGGAGTCGTTCCCACAAGCTACTCCTGGACATTTATATATATCACTTAATTACTTAATCATTAAATAAACATGTATGCTATCTCAAGAACAAATATCAAAACTAAAACTTAATAAAGATCAGATAAAACTAAGCAAACGCATAGAAAGGTATCAATATTTAGGCTTATTAACGGAGTATCAATTGCATCCTCCATCAATAATAAACTCATTTCAATACAATAAACTTAATCCTTATCAACATTTTTTGTTTAAACGTGTACTCCACGGTTTAAAAGTTTATAAACCTGAAGAAGTTAAAAAGCTTCATTGGGATAAAAAAAGACGGATAAGTAAAGTATGGAGAAGAGGACAAAGAGAGATAAATGCTTGGAAACAAACTCTTTGTAATAAAAAAGTAAATGCTTATCTTAGTAAAACTTTTAAAAGTTCACCTACAGCACAGTATATAGTAAGTATACCCGCTGATGAAATATTAGATGACTTTAAAAATACATTTACATTTAAAGATTTAGGTATAACCTATGAAGATGTAGTTCTTAAATTTTTATCTATAGGTTTATTACCTAAAAATTATTTTACATTAAGTCCAAATGAGCATCAAAAAAGTATCAAGTAAAATGGCTAAAATAAATACTGCCTATTCTAAACAGCGTAGAAAGTATTTATCTGACCACAACATCTGTCATGCAAAGATCCATAAGTGTTCTTTGCATGCTACAGAAGTTCATCATAAGAAAGGACGTGGAGAATATCATCTAGATGAATCTACATGGTTACCAGTTTGTAGAAACTGTCACACATGGATAGAAACACACCCACAAGAAGCTTATGAGTTAGGATTTTCACAATCAAGACACTAAAATTATGAGAAGAAAGAAAAAACATATTCAATACGTAAGAAAGTATCTATATAATTTAAAATATGATACATTAAATAAAACATTTGAAGCATCAATGAAAGACTTTAAAGATAAAGATCATAATAGAAGCATCAAAAATAATACATTACTAATAAGAAAATATCAACGTAGATTATTTTTATTAAAATTTTAGTTATGGATGAATGGGAAAAAAATAGATTAATTAAAATGATAACGTGGTGCGTTATAGCATCAATAACAATATTATTATGGCATCAAGTATGGAAATTAGTCATAGGGACATAGTACAAGCGGATGCATTGAAAATAGCATCACAACATAAAAGATGTGGCTTAGGTATATCTATGGGTGTAGGCAAAACAAGAATTGCTATACAACACTTACTAGCAAACTTTAATCCATTTATAAAAGCATTAGTAGCAGTACCAAAAAAATCTGTAATGAAATCTTGGTATGATGAATTAGATAAAATGAATAATAATATTCTTGAAGATCATATTACTTTTACAACTTACTTATCACTTAATAAACAAAATCCAAATGATTATGATATAGTTTATTTAGATGAGTGTCATAGTTTAAAAGAATCACATGAAGCTTTTTTATCTCAATTCAAAGGTAAAATATTAGGATTAACTGGTACACCACCTAGAGATAAAGAATCTGAAAAAGGAAAACTTGTTCAGAAGTATTGTCCAATCAAATATATATTTGAAGTAGATGATGCAACTGACTCAAACATATTAAATGATTACAAAATAATCATTCATGAGTTAGAACTATCAAAATTACCTACATTAAAGAAAAAAAATAAAAAAGGTGGTTTTTGGTATACATCTGAAAGAAAGGATTATAACTATGCAACATCCAGATTACAAGACGCAGAAACATCTAAGCAAATTCAATTTGGTAGAATTATGAGAATGCGTGCTATAATGGATTATACAAGTAAAGAGAGCTATGTTAAGAGTATAATAAAAAATATAAATACAAAGTGTATTATATTTGCTAATACTCAAAAACAAGCAGACAGAATATGTAAACATAGTTATCATTCTAAAAATCCAAAATCAGAGGAAAACCTTGAGTTGTTCTCTGATGGCAGGATTGATAAACTATCATGCGTGTTACAATTATCAGAAGGTGTTACAATTCCTAAGCTTAAAGCAGGTATTATTATGCATGCATATGGTAATGAACGTAAGACTGCACAAAGAATTGGTAGATTATTAAGACTTAATCCAACTGAGACAGCAACATGTCATATACTGTGTTACAAGAATACACAAGATGAAACATGGGTAAATAATGCAATTCAAGATTTTGATCAATCTAAAGTTTTATATTATAATCCATTAAAAAAGTAATGTGTAAACCAATCATTAAATGTAGTAGATGTTCTGAAACCTTTTGTTCAGGTTTAGATTATAGATGGCATTTTGATAAACATTTAGATGAGTGGTATGAAGCAGAAAATAAACAAGAATACATTAAAAAAACAACACAATGGGAAAAATGAAAGAATTATTTATGGAAGAAAGACATAACTCTGAGTATCGTGGTGCACATGATGCTATGATACATGGTCTTGCACGCCCTTCAATTGAAGAGTTTATACCTACAGAAGAAACACCATGTCCAAATTGTACAAAGAGTTATGTTTTAAGAACTCATGAAGAAGAGGGCATATGTAAAAAATGTGGACAAGAGTTCATATATATAGATAATAACGTATTAAGATATAAATAATGGGAGCATCAGTAAACGTAGTACCAATGACTTTATTTGGTAATGAAGTAGAAGTAGAATATTATTATTATCCTGGAGAACCTGATCAAATGTATGATTCAAATGGAGATCCAGGAACACCAGGCACAGCTCCATCAGCAGAAATGATTCGTATATGGTGTGAATTAGAAAATGATGAAGGTAGTTCCAGTGTAGTAGATATATTAGGGTTAATAGATCCAGAGTTTTTATCAGATGAAATAATAGAAAAATATCATGAGTGAAGAAATAGTAAAACATAAAAACGGTAAAACATATAAATTAATAAATGATGTATGGGTTCGTGTAAGAGTTCATACGCAGGATGAAGTAGATCCACATGATCCAGATTATGGTTGGTTATGGGATCTAGAAAATAAAAGATAATGGATAATATAAATGAAATAAAAGAGAAATTAGACAACGCTATAGACTATATAGAAGATCTAGAAGTAAACCCAGGTATAAATCAAAGAAACTTAGACGTTGCATATTCTCTATTATTACAAATAAAAGAAATGTTATGACAGAAGAAGATAAAAAATACAGACAGGGAAGAAGTAAGTATCAAGTAGAACAAACAGAAAAAGTTGCTGGTATAACTATATTAGTATGTTTGGGCTTACTGATTATCTTATCTATAATAAATAAATTTTTATGAGAAATCAACTATTTGTTCAAGCAACCATCAAAGAAGGAAAGTTACATTTCCCTATAAAAGCTTATGAAAGTAAATATAATAATTTTTTAAAAGAAATGCCTGAAGGTGCACGTATAGAATTATTTATAGGTGTACAAGATGGTAAAGGTAGTAATCCACAATTAGCCAGAGTACATGCTATGATAAGAGAAATAGCAAATGAAATAGGTCATACTTTTGAAGAAGTAAAACTACAAGTCAAGCGTAAAGCTGGCCTATGTTTTAATAAAAATGGAGTAGAGTTTTGTAAGTCTTTTGGTAAATGTGATAAAGAAGAACTAAATCTAGCTATACAAGCATGTCTTGAGATAGGAGATTTTAGTGGTATGCAATTAAGATAGTTACTTAACTATTTTTAGTGTAGAGTCTAAGTCCTTTAATTTTTGTGTAATATCTTCACCTTTAAATGCATCTCTTGCTAATTGTTCAAACTCAGCTTTAGTAGTAGTAGTCTCTTGTTTAATTTCAAGATTCTGTTCTTTAGCTTTATACTTAAACATTTGAACTAAAGAAAATAAAATGTATAAATCAGCTTCCCATTGATCAAAAGATAAATTAGCCTCATCTTCAGGTACTTTATCTTGTGAGTTTTTAACCATTTTTTCAAACTTAGTAAAGATGGTACCAATTTCATCAACTTTATCACTTGCCATAATCTTTCTAGTAATCATAGATTGTAATGCAGGAATATAAGAAGCAGATACTTCAATATCTTTAATTATAGATGCTAAATCATAAGTAACATAGGTTTGTAATCTTTCTTTATCTTCTGCCATAGTAATAATTTTAATGTGTAAATATACTAATAATATAATAAAAATGGAAATCAATATAAATAATTTAAGAGATAATCTAAATAAAAAATTAAATGATAGCGGATGGAAACGTGTACTATCACCATATATAAATGGATTAAGCTTTGACCATATTATGAATACATTAGTTGATAATGTAAATAATGGTAGAAGATTTACACCTAAATTTAAGCATACATTTAATGCTTTTGTAGAGTGTCCTTATAAAGAAACAAAAGTAGTTATAGTTGGTCAGGACCCATATCCACAATTAGGTGTAGCTGATGGTATAGCATTTAGCTGTAGCAATAAAGGAAAAGCTGAAAAATCCCTGCAGTATATACTTAAACAAACTATAGGTAATTTTACTGACACAGGTAGAGTTATATATACACCAGAAGAATGTGATCTAAAGCGTTGGTCTAATCAAGGCGTATTATTAATTAATACAGCATTAACTGTAGAAGTTAATAAAATTGGTTCACACTATGGAATTTGGAAATCATTTACAGAATATCTATTTGATACACTAAATAGACATAATAAAGATTTGATATTTATTTTAATGGGTAGAAAAGCTGAAGAGTGGGCACCCTTATTATCTAATATGAAAATATTTAAAGTAGCACATCCTGCATCTGCCGCTTATAGGGGTGGAGAATGGGATTGTAAAGACGTATTTAATAAAGTTAATGATGAACTAATTAAACAAGATAAAGCTTGTATACAATGGTAATAATCATTATATTTGTATAACCAAAAACCAATATAAATGCCTGAAAGTCAATTAGTTGAACAAAAAGAAGTAATACGTGACTTCAAGAGTAAATTTTATGCTGATTATGGTGTGAACCTACATGTATTTGTACCACCTAAAGAAGATAATAGAATAACACTAACAACTTTAGAAATAGTTACTTTAGCAACACTTTATCGTGATATTCCAAAATTTACACACATAACTTCCCTATTAAATAGAACAAGAGTTAAGGAGTATATGATATACCTACATAATTTTTGTTATATAGCACATAGTTTAGGGTACAATAAAAATAAAATAGGAATATACTTAGAAAGAAATCATGCTACAGTTATAAATTCATGTAAAAGAGTTAGTAATGGTATGGATATCAATGATAAGTTTACAATAGATGTATATAATAATATAATTAATGAACTAAAAAATTATGTGGGAACTATTCCAGAAAATCTTGAAAGCAAAAATGACCCCGAACCAGTTACAGATACTATTTGGGATCAAGCAAGGCGTCTCCTTGCCATACATAACTAAAGAAGATGTACTTGATTTAATTGATGAAAAGTACTTAAAAAAAAAAGACAGTAAGTTTGTTCTAACACCTAAAGCTAAACTATTTATAGTTAGAATGGACAATTACTTTATAAAAGCAAAAAAGAAAACAGATATAGCATTAATGGGTAAAAACTCTATAGATAATATAAATACTTATAGAGAAATATTTCCTGCTAAAAAATTACCAAGTGGTAAGCCAGCAAGAAATAATGTTAAAGCACTTAGTGATGCATTTAGATGGTTCTTTGAGACATATGATCATACATGGGATGATGTGATGAAAGCAACAAGCATGTATGTTAATGAGTATAGAGACAAAGAGTATATGTATATGCAAACAAGTCAATACTTTATATGTAAGCAAGATAAGCATAGAGTAAAGCACTCTACGTTAGCAGACTACTGTGATATGACTATTGAAGGTATATCTACAGAAGATGAACACTTTAAAGAAAATGTAGTATGAGTAAAACCAAAGAATCATGGGTGGGGCAGTATACTGCTTTTAATGAAGCGCTTAAATATATGTTTAGAAGGTCAACAGGAGAAGAGAAATCAATCTATACTCCATGGCCTAAATTTAATGACGCAACCACTGATGGTTTAGAATGGAATACTCTAACTGTAATTGGTGGAAGACCGGGCTCAGGTAAAACGTTAATTAAAGATCAAATAATTAGAGAGTCATTCATGCTAAATCCAAATGATGAATTCAGAGTTTTAGAATTTCAATTTGAAATGGTAGGAAGAACCTCAGCTATAAGAGAGTTTAGTTCTATAACGGGTAAAACTTATAAAGAACTATGTAGTGCTGGTAGTGTATTAACTACAGACACTTTAAATAAATGTCATCAGTATGCTAAAGAAAGAGTAAAGTATCCTGTTGATATTATATCTACACCTATGACAGTTAATCAAATGCGTGAGCAAATTGATAAATATATGACTGCACATAAAGGTAAAAATACAATGATAACTCTTGATCATACTATGTTAGTTAAGAGAGCACCATATCAAAATAGCACATTAGATATGTTATTTGAGTTAGGTGAATTTTTTACGCAATGTAAAAGAGATTATCCTTGTTTATTTATTGCTTTGTCACAACTTAATAGGAATATAGATAATCCTGACAGAGCAATAGATGGTAAATATGGAAATTATATACTTGAGTCAGATATATTTGGATCAGATGCTATGTTACAGCATGCAGATACTTTAATAGGTATTAACAGACCTGCTAAACAAAAGATTAGATTCTATGGACCCGATAGATATATAATAGAAAATGATAGAACTTTAGTTTTACACTTCTTAAAAGCCAGAAATGGAGATGCAAGAATGAGTTTCTTTAAAGCAAAGTTTGAACAAATGCAAATAGAAGAAATGCCTACTCCGGGCCAACAAGAAAGAAGATGATAAATACTAAAAACATAAATAAAACACAGAAAATGGGATTAACACCAGAGCAACGTAAAAAAAAAGTTGCAACATTAAGAGAAGAGCATGAAGATTACTTTCAAAAAGAAGGTATTATAAATGCTTTATATATTCCTAAGATGGCTTATAGACCTAAAGGCAAAGATGAATTACATGTTAGCTTTTTTCCAAGTGAACTTGAAAAAGAAGAAAATGTATATACTGAATTTGTTAGTATAGATTATGATTCAGAAGATCCAAAAAGAACATTGTACTTACATAAGTATAACCCTCATTGGAAAACTGAATATGAATTAATTACTTCAAGTACAGGTTTTCAAAGACATCTTATTCCTGTTACAGAGTTAAAAGTTATTAATGATGTAACAAATAGAAAGGGTGGCATTACTAATATAAGTAAACCTATACCCTTTGAAGATTTAACCGGACCAGATCCAGTTAATAAAGAAGACGCATTGGTAAATAAATTAGAAGATATCAATCAGTCAATAATAACCTTAACAAAAGTAATCAATAAATTAATTAAATAAAATGGCACAAAGCGTATTAGTAATTGCAGATTCAGGTACAGGAAAGTCTACCTCAATCAGAACATTAAACCCTAAAGAGACTTTCATTATAAACATTGCAAATAAGCCTTTACCTTTCAAAGGTTATAAGAGTAAGTATACTCAAATAACTAAAGATAACCCCAAAGGTAATTTAACATCAGCAGCAAGTGCTCCTGGTATTATAAAGGCAATGAAGCATGTTAATGATAAAATGCCAGATATAAAAACAATAGTTGTTGATGACTGGCAGTATATGAGTTCTTTTGAATATTTTGATAGAGCTAATGAAAAAGGATATGATAAGT